GGTTACAAGATCCTTGCTGGAACTGCTGGGACTAAACTGAAACAGATTGCTACGTTCCAGACAGATTCTTCTGTGAAGAATTACAGACTCTGTTTCCACTGCGCTACAACCAGTGCTCTTGATTACACCCTCGCTCTCGACAACATCGTCTGCGGCCCGCAGGTGGTTCAGTATGGCGCTCCGGTGACGGATTGGACGGCTTATACTCCGGCAGCGTATGTTGGACTTGGAACGCCAACAGGAGTTTCCATTTTCTATCGAAGAAATGGAGATTCTATTGACCTGATGGGACAGTTCACAACTGGGACGGTTTCTGGGATCCCAAACTCCATTTCTTTGCCAGCAGGACTATCTATTGCCACTGGAAAGGGCGCTGATTCCGTAAAAACAGTAGGCCGATGGTACAGGGATACGGCATCGGCCAGCACAAATAAGAGTGGAACAGTTCAAATTAAAGGAACAGAGTCTGTATTTTCATTCGGATCAGATTCGTTCACCGTAGCAATTTCTCCATTTAATGAATCCGTAAATGGATCTGCTATTTTTAATAGCACTGAAGCGGTAATGTTTGAGGCTCAAGGAATACCAATTCAGGGCTGGTCCTCCACCGTCCAGATGTCGAATGACACGGATACGAGGGTGGTGTCCATGCAGTATTCGGGCAACGCCGGACAAGCGTTGACCGCAAACGTCACCGACATTCCATTTTCTACTCTTTCTTATGATACACATGGAGCGTGGAACGGTAGCCAGTACGTTGTTCCAGTAGCCGGATTTTATCAGGTCAATGGATCTGTTTATATTACTACTCAAACTGCCCTTGGATATTATATTTATTTAAACGGAACCAAGGTGTGGCAGCTTCAAAACAATCGCGACACATCCGAAGTTAAACATATTTCTGGATTTGTTTACGCAACTGCTGGACAAACAATTTCGATTCGTTCAGATGCGGCGGTTACTTTAAGTAATGCTTCAGTTTACCATTGGATTTCCATCAATCGCCTCTCCGGCCCCTCTGCCATCGCGGCGAGTGAGAGTGTTGTAGCTGTTTATAATACTGCTACTGCTCAGGTTCTATCATCTGGTGCAGTTATTAATTATGACACAAAAGAAATCGATACTCATGGTGCTGTTACAACGGGCGCTGGAAACTGGAAATTTACCTGTCCAGTTTCAGGAAAGTATCTAGTTTCTGCGTTTTTTTATAATGGGGCTGCTGGTCAGAATTATATTATTGTTCGTCAAAGCACTGTTAATAAATCAGAAGGATTAGCAACAGCAAATACAACTACTGCAACACAAATCATTCTTTCTTGTGTGGCTGGAGATACAATCGACGCTACGACTAGTGGTCTGACATTAACCGCTAATGCTCTCTATAATAAGATCTCCATTACAAGGATTGGAAACTAATGAAGCGATTTAAGGTTAAGGATAAAAATGGCATTATTTCTGAGTACATCTCTGAGCAGGAGCTAAACTGGACGGCTCTTGGGCTAGGTGAGGCTGGAGAATACTCTGTAGAAGTAACAGACATCTCTTACGAGTATGATCTTGCTCAGTGTATCGCTGCTAGGAAGGCTGCATACCCGAGCCCGGAAGAGTTCATGAACGCTTACTTCGACGGCGGAGAACAGGCCATCGAGGTGCTCAGGCATATTCGGCTCACCATCAAGGCGGCACATCCAAAACCAGTTAAGGAGTAAGCGATGGAAACGGCGCACCTGAATACGGTTCTATTAGCCATTGTGGGGTTTTTCACAGGCAGGGTGCTCAAGAAGGTGGATGATATCGACCTCTCCACCAAGACCATCGCACTCGATGTAGCCGTCATTAAGGCTGACCGTGAACTCATCTGGACCAAGATCAACCAGATGGAGTCGGACCTCGAAGAGCTGAAGCGGCTCGTTAAGGCAAGTTAGGTGTCCGCCAGGTCGGACCAGAAGCCGACCACCTTCTTCACATACGCCTCGTTGGTGTAAGTCCCGTCCGGGTTCTTACGGGGGCTGCCGGCGTTATAGGCGGCGATCCAGTCCCTGCCCAGGGGGTACCTGCGGCGGAAGTTCTTCAGGTGCCTACAGCCGTATTCTGTGGCTCTAAACGGGTCTACAAGAAGGGCCAAGGAATCACCGAAGCCATACTCCCGGGCAACCGAGCCCATGATCTGCATCAGGCCATAAGAGAACTTCTGCATCTGACGCTCTGTGTCCACCGTGATTGCCAGACGGTCGGCATAGAACTCCGGGCGACAGAAGTAGGACCATCCCGTCTCATACCGCATGGCGTGGGGGAAGCCGGCACTCTCGGTCTGGATAACGGCGAGCACCCAGTGCGGATCCAGCTGGTGTCGGATCGCAGCCTCCCTCGAGATCTCAAGGATGCGCTTATCCCACTTCTTGAGCCAGGATGGGGTCATTGGCCTTCCATTCTAAAATCGCTGGGCTGGTCTTTTTCCATCTGAAAGTCTCCAGCCCCACCCTCAGTTTTGCCGCGGCCAATTAATGCTCCTCGAGCAGCACCACCGACAGGGTAAAGTGTCTTCTGAGAAATATAGCTCCCAACATATGGAATGCTTGCTGCCTTACCATCAAGAACTCTTAATGCTCGTTGAGCAATGTTGTCTTGAACTGGAAACAATTTATTGATCTCTGTTTTAGCAGCATTGATTTCCGTAATTCCCTGAATTGAATTCATAGTCGCATCAAAATCAGATGACATCGAGAACTTAATAAAGTCTCGATATGCTCTTGAATTTGGCTCTAAGAGATATCTTCCTGCGTAAAACCTATTTATTTGTGGTGCAACCCTTGCTAAAGAATAAACCGCGTCAAAAATAACCTTTTTAAGACCAGGAGATTTTGCAAGCGATCCCTCAGGAAGGGTAGATGCAATTCTCGAAGCTTTATAGAGCTGTTTCATTGTGTCTTGAATTTGCTTTCCAGCCCCCTCGCCAACAAGTGAGTTAACCTTTGACAGAAAACTTGGATCACCAATGACCTTGGCAACCCTATTTGCCTGTTCTGGCTTTATTGGGGCGATTGGAAGACCTTCAGTCATTCCAAGTTTGTTCATTACAAACTCACGAGCAATCTTTTGCCTAACCTCTACAGGCATTACTCCAGACCATGTTTTGACAATCTTTGGATCAGCAGAATCCAGCGCCCTGGCGACTGATAGCGAATCTTGGTTTGCGAAATTTCCAATGCTATCCACAGCAGAGTTAAGCTCCCGCAACCCACCCTTTGCCGACTTATAAGAAATGCCGGCGCTTCTGAATTGAGAGTTTCCAGATCCGATAAGAGCATCAATAAATGGATCTTCAACATCCCTGAGGGCTGACACCGCAGCAATATACGCCTGCTTCTTCTCTCCTTCCGGGAGATTCCTTGCAATGGCGTCAAGCCTTGCCCTTTTCTTGATAAGAACATCAATGGACTGAATGATTGATCCCTGTGTCTGCCTTGCAAACGCAGGTGGAATCACAAGTTCATTTGTTGGATATTCAGCAGGAAGCAACGACTCTGCCCTTTGCTTGGCAGTCATCTCGTTCTTCTGGCGAAGAGAAAGACCTAGCTGTTCGGACTCTGGAAGAGTGACTTCTCTTTTTCCAAGACTTACGGCAGGGCGCTCAACCTTTTGGGTTTCGAAAAGGAATGGGCCTTCGTCTCGGCTTTGTGGAATGCTTTCTCTTCCCTGTGGAAGAATGTCAGACCTTCCGCGCGTTGGAAGCTGTGATTTTGTCTGAACTTCAAATATTGGCTCTCTTGCAGAAACTTCTAGGGGCTCTTGAGTTTGAGGGAATGGAATTTCACCAGACTTTGCAGTGAGCCTTTTTCCAGTGTCTACATCAGTAAATGTAGGCGGCTTTCCGCCGGTCCTTTCAGCAAATACACTTGCATCAAGAACTTTTTTGCGCTCACCGAGATTGGTGATGATGTTATCAAGATGCTTGGCAGCTTCCATGTCGCCAGCATCGAGTGCCGCCTGCCTTGCGGCCTCGACATTCTTCATGTATTCCCTAGAATCAATTCCGGGGATGTTCTTAACCTTTCGAAGAGTCTCAACGGCATTAGACCATTGATTCATCAACCTCTGCTTTTTAAGCTCAATGATTTTTCCCGGCTGAGCGGTGATTGCCAAAAGATCTTCTTGAGAAAGTTTCTCACCAACCGTGGTTGCAAGATCGTTTACAAGCTTGTTGGCCTGAATGGTGTTGCCATACTTGTTCATCAACACCTGGGCGGCCTGGGCTGCGTTAAGACCATCTCTTTTTGTTAGAGCAACCCAGTCACTTTCAAACTCAAATGCCTTTTGAGCAGCAATTTCAGGAGTAAATACCTTTTCTCCAGTATAGAGATCTTTTTGAGCGGCGACCACGGCATCTCTAACAGAGCGCATGATCATTCTGTCTTCTGGTGACATTGCTGCAATAATTTGAGCCTGATCCTTATTAAGTTCTCTTATGTTTGACTCTACAACAACAGACTTAGCCAGATCTGGATCTATTGCAGACTTATCAAGTCCTTTTGCTATGGCCTCAAATCCTTCATCCATTCCTTTTAAGAGGCCAGGAATTCCAAAAAACAAAGACAAAAAAACGTCTGTTTCTCTAGCGCGATCCTCTTCAGAAGGAAGTCCGACAATTTTTCTGAGTGGATTTACAACATCCTTTGTAAAATATGATCCAATAACATTCCCAGCATATGCTCCTATAGGGGCACCAATACCGCCACCAGCCCACGCACCAATCGCTCCACCAATCATTGCGCCCGGAAGCGATGTTGCGGCACCACCGGCCATCTCTGTTCCAAAGATCTTAGCGGTTTCTAGCGCCTGCTTGGATATTGCCCCCTGTTCAGCCATTGTTCCAAACTCAGGAGCGATTTCTAATCCCTTAGATTGTTCTGGAGTAAAGCTTTTGGCTGCATCAAGTGCGGCCTGCTCGTCAGGACTCCATTTAGAAGCCTCTTCAAGTGCGGCCTCTTCATCTTTTGAAAGCCCCTGCTCCTGCGGAACTGGAGAGGCCAATGCACCCGGTCTTGCTGCGTATGGTGTTTGGATTTTTTCTGCTTTTGGCATATTTATTCCTTAATTAGTAACCTGAAGGGTCATATCCGCGCTGAACCAAAAAAGACCTTAGATTTGCGCTGTTCTTCAACGCTGGGTTTGCATCTCTAAGTTTATTCACAAACGCTTCACTTGGCTTTTTGAGCGGACCAGAGGGCTTCTTTGGAGCTTCCTGCTCTTTCGCAGAAGAAACGCTTGGCTCTCCGGGAAGCATGTAAATTACTCTCTGAAGAGATGGATCAAACAGTTGCCTTCTAATTTGATCTTCTTTGGCCCCAAATGCTCGACCAGACTCAATGAATGGCTGGGCCTTGTCCTTAATCCTAGAGTTGATCAATGAAATCATTTGATTGGCTACATTTTCGTATTGCTGGCGAACGTCTTTTCCTAAAGTCTCTGATTTTCTCGTCGAGTATCTATCAATAAGAACAGACAGACGATCAGCAAGTCCCTGATCTTTCATCATTCTGTCGATTTCGCCCTCTCTCAATACGGATGACTTTCCTTCTCTAAGGATTTGAAAGTTACCCATTAACATTCCTGCTGTGACTGTTCCCTTTTGTCTTGCAAATTTGCGTATTTTTTCTGCCGCCTCTAACATTTTAATGTCATCTTCAAATACTTTGGATGATTCCTTGCGAAGGTCTGAAAGTTCCTTCGGAACATTTACATCCTTTCCTGCAGACCTATCTCCAGAAATTGCTACGTTATGCAACGACTCTGCAACACGCATGTTTGCGGCAGCACCCTTGTTGTCAAGGGCACCCCACGCAATGTTTGCCTGATGCATTGCTTCGTCGATAGCTCTTCTGGTGGATTCAGAAACATTTTTATATTCCTTCATCCCATCTCGAATTCTTTTGAATGCTGATCCGTATTGCAATTCGTATGTTTTAAGTGCGTTTGCCTGACCAACAGAGTCTTTTCCTTGAAGTCTTGGGAAAAGGTCAACATCTGGAGAGATGGAGTTTCTCTGAACAAATCCTTCAATATACTTTCCAGCCTCTGTCTTGTCTTTTGCTTCTTGGTCAATCTTTGCCTGAATGGCTTTTGCTCCGGCTTCATATTGAGCCAAGGATGCCTTCATCTGAAACTGAGATGCAGCTTGAGACTTTGCTTTAATAAGTTCTAGTGTTGGTTTTGCTCTTTCTGGATCATCAGCAAATGCATCTGATAGCCTTGCTGTAATCTGCATGTCATTAAGCCCTTCTTTTTTAGATTGCTTAATGATGTCTTCAACTGTCTGGACTGCTTCTTGATCTCCAACAATAGAATCAAGGGTGCTTTTGTTATAACTAAGTCCTGCTTTTTCAAAATAAGAGCCAACCAGGCTCGCCATAAACGATCTTGTTTTTCCCTTGGCCTTAGACAACGCGGAAAGAGAGGCAATGCCTTTCGACATAAACTCCATCTCTACTTCTTTTTGCTTTAGGTTTAGCTCTTCATTGGCAAGACGAAGCTTCTCTTGGTTTTGAGCGATGTCGTAGGAGGTCTGTACGGCCTTCTGGTAGGTTTCTGGTGCCCCGGTCAAAGGAGCAACAGCTTCCATGGGTTTGCCCATCAGTTGATCTACAAGTGCCATTATTCCCTCACCTTCAAGATCTTCAGAACCAGATCTCGCTTGTTGTCGAAGTCCTTGATCAGCTTCATGACTCCGCGCTTGTTCCTGTAGGACTCTCCGTACTTGTTCCTAAACGCCTGAAGGAGCCTGTGTCGTCCGACAGGGCTATAGTCAAACTCGGGCATCTCCTCAGGCTTAAAGAACGCCTCAAGACCGTCCAGCTTGATCTCTGGCATCTTGGCGATTCGCTGAATCAGCTCTGCGGAGTTAGACTTTGTTCGTTTCATCAAAGTGTGCCAAAATTGGCTGACTGATAGCTGGTTGGGGCCGATGGAAGCCCAATGGTTCCAAATGTTGGAGACTGATACATCACCGGGGTAGATGGGGCACCCATTCCGCCATAGGGATCAATTCCAGACTTCTGTCCAAACAGATCCTTCATCTGTCCAAACTGCATCTGCTGGATCCCGAGATTCGACAGGTTGGCTCCAAGCTGAGAGAGCATTCCGCCCATCTGAGCAGCACCAACCTGAGAGGCACCGGCATACGGCACGTTCTGTGCCATCAGGGTGGAGACAGGGCTGGCAAGGGCAGCATTGATCTGCCGGCTCTTGATCAGATTCTCCATGCGGGAGGTAAAGTCCATCGCCCCATAAGCCTGCTGCTGGAGCTGCTGCTGGGCAGCCAAGGAAGCATTGGCAGCAGCCTCTCCAAAGCGCGCATAAGCCCCCTGGCCAGCCGTAGACGCCTCGGTGATACCCCGCTCCCCAAGAGCCATCCTCATGGCCTGGTACTGCTTCCCAAGCGTCCTCTCGAGGGCTGCGGCGTACATGCCCTTACCGAGCTGGGAGGCCCCTGGATTCAGGATGTCGATACCAGACTGAAGGAAGTCGAGCTGCTTCTGGGCATCGCCAATGATCCGGCGCTGCATTTCAAGGGCATTCTGCTGAATCTCGAGTTCTGCCGCGGATGGACCGGCATAACTAAGAGCTTCCTTGCGTTCTTTCTCTCGTTGAGCCTGAGCCTCCCGAGCAGCTTGGAGCTGCATCTCGGCAGCACGCTGCTGGGCAGATCCCTGAATTGATCCTCCTACAATACTTCCAAGTGCCCCAATGCCACCCAAAATTAGTGCATCATCAAATCCAAATACCATTTAGCACCTCACCGAAATTCTATTGTATTCGTTCATCAAAATACACATCTAGTTGCTCACCCAGCATCGAGCCTTGTTCACGATAATCGTGGCGGCAGAGGTCAGATTGTTGACCACCCCAGTCATCGTATACTTCCCGGCAGGAAGGATCAGGGCGGTCGAGATCGGGATCTGCATCTCTTGGCTGGTAGATGCGCTCATCTGAACCGTGACAGCATTTGAGAGCTGACCAAGGGCGGTCAGGCCGTCTGTCGTCGAGCTAACCAGTCCAGTCACATGCTGGGCAGCCCCGTCATATGAACGGGCGAGCTTCAGGTGGGCCATGACATGGTAGGTTCCAGCCGTTGCCACAGATGGACGGAAGGCAATGTTCGCCCAGATCTTAACCGGAGTGATCCCATCCGAGTAAAAGTCAGACAGGGTACCAATAGAAGCACTTGCCGTGGTCGCAATCGAAGTGGCAAGCCAGTACGAACGGTTGATGACCGACCCGCTCATCCTTTGATTCTTACCAAACAGTGAGAACGGACTAGACGACTGAAGCGACGAGATGACGGCAGCGTCCGTCACAAAACCGCGAATGGCGCAGATATCAGACAACTGCTGCACGTTCGTCGCATTCTCCAGGTAGTAGTCTGGATTGCTTGCTGCCATCGTGCCGAAGTACAGGTACTCGATCTGAATCGTGGGAGCCACGTTCGACGAGGTGAGCTTACCAAACTTGATCTCGTTGTTGGCAGTGGTGTCAGCCGGTGTCGTGAATGATCCTTTCAGTTCTCCATTCAGGAAAATAAAGGTGACAGTAGGCTTCATCACGAAGAAGACATGAGTCCACTGCGTGAAGTTGTGCGCGATCGAAAGCAATGGACCCTGAGTTGCGTCAATTACTCCGGCAGCCGGTTTGTTGAACACGATCTCATCTGGAAGGATTCGACAGAACACACCAAGGCTGCTCGTGTTGTTGTGGAGATAGAACCCAAACGGAGCGCCAACCACAGCACCGTCGGTTGCCGAGGTGATGTTTGCCCCGTACTTCATCTTCATCTCGATGAACTGTCCGTCCGTCGGGAGAGCACCAGCAGCCGTTGCCTTCGTGTAATACAGCGTGTCTGCTGCAAGATTCCCAGTCAGTGTCAGAACTCCAGTGGTCGCGTTCTCAGACATCAGGCCAGTGTTGGTCTTGGTCCAGCCATAGCTTCCGGGGACTCCGCCTGTCGGGAAGGTAAGCAGTTCGCTTGGTACGTTGGGAGAGCGATTAGCCAAGATCACTGACTTATTTGCAGGAGCAACGGGAATATTAACCGGAAGCTGAACACCAGTAATGGAGCCAACAAGAACACCATCCAAGAGTAGGTCGATCTGATCCGAGACAGAGTTCGTGTACTTATACCGAACAATGACGTTCTTGAATGTGGTCGATCCAGCGACACTGCTAGTTCCAACGATGTTCTGAGCTACCTTCGTGCCGTTGGTAACAGAGTCGAATGTCTCCTGAGTGAGCTTCAGGTATCCATTGGCGTCGAGATAGATCCTAAGCCCAGAAAGAGCATTGAGGTAGATAGTATCATTTGCAGCGAAGTTCCTGAACCAGAACGAAAGCGTGGAGGACGTGGCCGAGGTGCGGGCCGTGTCCATGAAGAAATACCGCGAATCAGCTGGATCGTTCTTGAATGCAAAGGCCGTGTCCGACATCTTCTTGTTCGTCGTGTCGAGCCAGTTGTTGTCGTCGAAGTTGTCCGAGTCGATGAATCCAGCCTGAATCGCCTCAGCAGCCATGTCAGCCACCGAGAGCGTCTGGTTATATGGACTGAGCTGCATGTAAAGGCTTGCATCCGAATACGCAGCCTGGAGCGACCGGCTGGGGGTTTCGTACCAATAGGTCTTTCCGATGATACGGCTAATGGCAAACCGGATACGCTCGATCTCATCCGAAACCCGAAGCGCCAAGCTCTCGGATCCAACGCCACCCGGATCGGTGGTTTCGCGCATCTGGGCAACCGATGCCGAGTATCCGTCTACGTTGGCTGCCTCGAGGTTGTTAATGATGTTGTCAAACTCTGCATTCAGGTCGGAATAGACCAGAACTTCTCGAGCCACCCATGTTTTCAGTCTGCTGATACCCGGCATATTATACCCTCAAATCCCTAATTTGACGCTCGTCAGACACCTTGAAGTACACCATCAACGACTGCAACTTGATGTTCTGAGAGAATCCGTTTGAACGTAGCTTAACGCTAATGGTCCTTCCCTGACCATGCAATGGCTTTCGAATAGACTTTGGAAAGTCGGCATCAAGTCTGTCGATATCCAGGACGAAACCGTTGGTGATACCGGAGGCAACAGAAACCGCCGCCATTGGCCTGTCCCTATTCAGGTTGAAGCTCACCGTCTCCTTAAGCTCTGAATCGATGTAGATGTCGGCATATACATCCCAGTCCCCGGTTGGCTGAAATGTAAGTTCAAGAAACTCATACCGCTTCGTCTTGAGCCCAATGGTTGGATCGGCAAACCCAAAGTCCATGTGCGGAGTCTGGGCGACCATGTTGTAGGCGTATCCGCCGATGGCCTCGTCTACCACATAGCCGTCATCCCAGTAGTCATCTACGACATAAAGACCAGCAACAGAATATTTAGCAGCGCGATTTGCACTATCCAGGCCATAAATATTACCGTCATCAGCCGCATAGAATGGCCTCGAGATGCCAGAATCATCCTTGATCAATCCGAAGTAGTTCGGCTGATCCTTATTGTTAATCGTGATTTGTGATTCCTTGCCGAACATGTCCAAGACAATGATCGTATCGTTCACAATCGAGGACTTAGACTGTGCGGAGAAATACACCTGCTTCTTGTCTGGGTAATACATCGCTTGGGTCTTTGTAAGACCATACCCGGACACAATGTTTCGAAAGTACCTCTCCACCAACAGCCTGTTAAACAGGTCGGCAGACTCAATGTCTCCGAACTGAAAAGCGGCTGAAAGGATCGTTACAGATCCCTGCGAGTTGAACAAAAGCACGTCATCAAAGATCTGTGCAACAGAGTGTGAGCTGGCGGTGCCGAAGTCAGCGTTTACTCGCTCGAAATACCAGTTATCTGGATCTGCATCCTGATCGATAAGCCTGTACAAGCCGGGGCTCTTGCAGACGAAAAGATTGCCCTTGAACACAAAGGCGGATGTGATGGCCTCTCCGTCTCCTGGGAAAATGTCAAACAACAGAGAGTCCGTTGCATTGATACCGGGAGTAAAGTCTTCGTAATTCTGAAACTTGGATGCGTACAAGAAGTCAGGACGATTCGTGTTCCCAAAGCACCAAAGCCTCGAGCGATAGACGATTCCAAAAGTAGGATAGTTTGATTCCCAGTCCGCTGCAGGAGTCGTCATCCCGCGGTAGGTTGTTTCATCGCCAACGATGACCTGAACAGGACTATGCCCGCTGAAAATAAAAACCTTACGGTCAGACGATGGGCTTTCCTGACCTGAGATGACAAGATGCGGTTGAACTCCGACACCAAGCGAAGACGGAGATCCTGACGATGCCGTTACAGTTACACGCTCATACGGGTTGTTAAACTTGTAAACCTGACCGGTCTTCGAGAGTACGATAATCCTCTGGTTCAGAGGAGAAGGATAAAACTCTGCGAACGCGGAAATACCTCCGCCCACAACCGTATCCCCAGTAAATGGATTTACTTGGTTCCATCTTTTGGACCCGGGAGACTTCTCGCAATATCCATTCGTCAGGGTTACGTTCTGAGCTTCGATGAGGTTCGTTGGCGGAACCCGACTCTGTGGAACGTCTGTAAAGAGCCCGCCACTGCCAAGTGGGATTAGTATGTTTTGGCCCCTATACATTATGCTCCCCTTAAGGCGTCACACTCTGTCTCCAGTACCGACGAGGACCAGAGTACATATCCATGCGCGGAATCATCTGACCAAGCCGTCCGCCGGATGCCTGGGCCATCTCTCGATTGTTTGAGGCAATCATGGCCGCCATCTTGCTCTTGGTAAGGGCAGCCAGAGACTCGGCTCTCTCATCATTCTTATCAATCATGAGATAGGCCGACGATCCGTACTCAAGAACATTGCTAAATGAATCGGGAATGATCGGGATATTGCTAATGGAGATCTCTCCAACTCCGGCAGTTCCAAGTGCCACCGCGGATCCGCCCTCTGTCAGGGATACCTGAAAGGTGAGGGACGTTGCTCCAACCACATAGTAGATCTTCTCGAGAGAAAGGCCGCTTGGCAGGGTGGACGAATTGATCACATCAAAGACCACCTTCGTGCCATTGATTAAACCGTGCGGACGGGCCACAGAGAGGGTGTTCGTGGTGGTGTTGATGGCTGAGGTGCCATTCTCCAGAATCGCCTCGTATAGGGGCGAATAGGTGGGGATATAGTCAAACGCCACGCGGGTCTGAGATCCAGCAGAGGCATTGAACCTAACCCTGACCGATCCAAACTCGTCCCTGGATACCTGGGCGTACTGTTGAGGCACTTCCTCGGGAAGGAACTTCATCGGGAAGTTGTAGTTAATATTGGCGGCATCCACCTGATAGATCAGGCCATCCTCTGGGGACTCGAAATTCTGCTGCCTGTTGACCACCATCGGCGCAGTGATCCGCTCGATCGCAATAGGAAGATCGTACTCGAGAATGTAGATCTCGAACGGGAGCGCAGTCCCAGTATCTTCGGTATACGGGGTGTCGATTACTGCGTTGGCAGATGCTGCGGCATGGGATGAGATCCTGAAGACTTCCGTTCGACCAGAAACCTTAAACCATTGACCCCTCATCGAGGAGGCAATCGGAGCAGAAAAGGTGATGGCCGTGGATCCGTTCGTAACGTCAACCGAACCTGAAACCTTGGGCTGAAGGACAATCGTGGCAGGTTGCTTGGCCTTGGCCCAGGTCCAGACGGCCCCAAGCTCGAGATCAAACTCATTTCCACCGGACATGATCGCCCGGTAGATCTGGTTCATGTATTCCAAGGCTTTGGAATCGTAGGGGGATGTACCGTCGGTAAGCTCGCCTGCTCTAAACAGGGCGTTCTTCTTCAGGATTGAAGTCGTCAAAATTGCCATGAGTAGCCATCCCCCAAACCACTCGAGACAATAGTCTTACTTTTTCAAAGTATTAACTGGTGTCTCCAGCTTTGCTTCTTTTCCAACAACCCGCTTGATCAAGTCCTCGGAAGCGATCTGCCCGCTTTCAGTGTAATATACACCGTCGCGCAGGTAAACCACACCATCAGCACTTGCGTATCGAGTATACGGATTGGACGAAACTACTCGTCCGCTCTTGGAGTCGCGCTTATCTACAGTCAAATCAAAAGACATAGAGTCTCCTTTGACTGAGATATTGCCCGATCACCAGCCCGTTGCAACGACTTTAACAGTGATGGTCTGGTTGCCGGAAACCTCAACCAGGGCACCAGTGCTGCCATCCTGCTTGTACAGGCGAATCTTGCCGCCATTGAAGGCAGCGTGGAATCCCTGCGAGTCATAAACCATCAAGCTGTCGATGTTGTTCGGGCAGCCAAGGCTTGCTCCGTCAACGGCAAGGCCGGACGAATAAGCCTGAGTGTCATAAGCAATCGAAACGGTCTGGACATTCTTTCCACGGCCAGAGCGGTCCTGATAAAGAATCGTATAAGTAGCAGCCATTTTAATCTCCTCAAAAAAACGGGGTAGAGGCCATCCTAGCCAATACCCCGTTATGTGTCGACATTGTCTAATTACGCAGAAGCGATCATCGAAGATTCGTTGACCTTGTACTCAGGATCTTCCGAGGCCACGAATCCGTAGATGCCGCCACCAGCAGCGCCACCGCCAGCAGCAGCAGTGGTCACTTCGAACACCAGCGAGCCGCCCGGAGCGATCAGGGCTTCGTTGATGTCCTTGTAGACGACCTTACCGGCAGCCGTGCCAGCAGGAACGGTCAGGGTCGTGATGGTCGCTTCACCAGTTGCCGAAGCAATGGTTGGGCGATTCTTCACGGCGATGACCACTGCGCCAGACGAAACGACTGCGGTGCTGATAGCAATAGCCACGCGCTGGACTGCAACACGCTCGCCGATACAAGCATACTCCGACTTCACGCCGGTGCTGGTAAGGACGGCAGGTGCCACAGCTCCAGAGAGAGCCGGAACCAGTTTTCCAAAAATTCCTTGATTGACGTACATTTCAACCCCCTATTAGGTAGCCGAAGAGCCGAAGTGAACAACCTTGGCTTCACCAGCGTTAGCCGTGTCCCAAACCAGACCGAAGTCCAGAATTCCGTACCAGGCCACAGCCTTCTGACGACCGAAGTCGCCAGGGACAGCAGCGCGGAGTTCAGGATCAAGGGCAACAGCCATCACCACAGCGTCAGCGCCGAAGAAGATAGCTTCACCGATGCTGTTCGTGCCGTAGGCATTGGACAGGGCGTTGTTGTTGTTCGTTTCGATGAAACGGATGTTCTCGATACGACCGATTTCGCCGTTATACTTAGCCTGCGGATCGGTGTACTTGTGCCAGTCTTCCCAAGCCGGATACGAAAGGAGTCCGCGCTTTGCCTTGGTCGAAAGCAAACAGACATAGTCATCGCCTTCGTAAGCAGGAACGAGAAGATCCTTGTACATGTAGTCGCGGATCTGTTCGACGTGAGCAACGTCGAGCTGGTTCGTGCCAAGAGCAGTGAAGGATCCAGCAGTATCGAAAGCAACAGCCGACACCGAGGTCGAGCGAGCCTTGATCTTACAGGTCTTGAAAGCGGCTGCCACGGCGTTGTCCATGATCAGGCGCATCTGCTTCATGAGTTCCTGCTGAACAATCGACTCCATGTCGAACTTCGACAGGTCTTCAGCAAGGCTCGTGAAAGGAACCGCACGGCCCCATTCCGAAACAGTGATAGCAACCGTGGAGATGGTCAGCGCGTCTTCAGGGATCTTGAACCCTTCAGACAGCTTTCCGCTCGACGGAATGGCGAGGCTCGAAACACGAGCAATCGTGATCGACTCACCGGATTTACGGCCATAGCCGCTTTCAGGACGCACAAACTGCATGAACTTGCTTTCCGCGACAGCGGCAGAGCGAAGGTCGGCAGAAAGAGCGTGGTTCTTGTATACTCCTGACGGAGCATCAAACGTCCACTCAAAGTTCGCCATTGTAGATAGCCTCCAAAGTTAAATTATTTCCTACCCTTTTGAATTTTCTTTAGCTGCGACACAAAGTCAACCGGCGCAGGACGACTTTCTGTTACAGACGGAGCAGATCGCGTAGTTGAAGGACCGGTCTGCGCCTGACCAGAGGGAAGCTGGGTCTTAGTTCCAGTGTCCCCCTTGTAGCGAAGAATCGTCTTTCTGGTATACTCGGCAATCTTCTTCGAAGCCTGCTCAGGGTGAAGCTGAGAAATCTCACCCCAGTTCTTGTTCATGACAAACTGGACAAGCTCAGAATCATCCGACAAGTCTTTGTTTTCTTTGTAGAAGTCAGTCCAAAACTTTTGCTCACTAGCGCGTTGGGCCTCTTCTGCCTTAAGCTTCTGGATGACCTTCTGTTCATGAATCGCAAGAGCCTTTTCAGGATCCTCAAAGATCAGTTCGCTGAGAGGTTTCTCGGCCTGCGTCTGCACAGGCTTAGTCTGAAGGCTCGAAGCAGCAATGCGATTGTCCTGCTCCAGCTTTGCGGTATACGCCGCCAGCTCATCGACGTTGTTGAACTTCTTGCCGCCAAGATAAATGGGAGCGGATTCATTTACCTCAGGCTTGGCCTGCTCCTCTGGAGCCTGCTCCTGTGGAGTTTCAACATTCTGATTAAAGAGTTCAGTTCCGGCCACTTCTTGTTGCTGCATCTAATAGTTCCCTTTCTGTTTTTTCGCCTTTCAAAATGCTCCTGCGTAATGCCGACTCCAGCTCATCCAGGGCTGATATCCCCCCAAGATATTTGGCATACGTCTGTGGATCGATCGGACCCGTCCTAGTCTCGGCTAAAAGTCGATCCAGTAGAGACTTCTTATGCTCATCGAGATACCGCTTCGTTGCTTCATAAACGTGCCGCGCAACTCTACTCTCGTTGAGAACCTCTAGTTTTTCCATCAGGTCATCCCAGCTACCGCGGGACTAGGTGGAAACACGTTCCGCGGAATGTTGCTCTGGACTACATCAGGCTGCTCAGGACCAGTTGCTGCCTGAGGAATCTGGCTCTGAGCGTTCGGCTGTGATCCAAGCTGGGTTGATCCCTGCTCCATCAGCTGTGGGCCCATTGCCATCATCATCTGATCAACTTCGTCCTGCTCGATGCGACCTGGCTCAATGTCGAGGCTCCTGACAATCTCGCCAAGAAGTTTCTCGAAGCTGTACTTCTTGATGAACGATTCGACCAGAACTTCGCTAGACCCGATCGTTTGCAGAAGTGCCGTGAGCTTTCTGAAGTCCTTCTGCTTATTGAGCGTCTGGGATACGCCGAAGACCTTGAACTTATTTCCCTGCGTGGTTTCAGCGAACCTATCCTCAGGGCTCAGTGCGGCAAACTCAGTTCCCTTAACGTCGCCAAGCAGAGCCATGACCTCATCCGAGTCGAGGTCGTTTGCATTCTGCATGATCACGTTCCATGCAAGCTCGAGGATCGGCTCAATGAAGTCCACTTCGATGCTACGAGCAATGCCAGAGAACATCGAGGTGATCGTCTGAGACGCTTCAACAACCTCAGTTGCCTTGACCGCACGAGTCGGGAGAGCGCCCATGCGAAGGTCATTCGTCATGGCAGATGTGTTCAGCTCGGCGTTCATCAGGTTGAACATCTGCAGGGCCTCTCCGCTCAGGGCCCCTTCGTCCACGCGCTGAAGGGCAGTCATCCCAGGGGGGCACACGCTCGACACGCGAAGAGTCTGTCCAGGGCGCACTCCGTCTGCAACTTCGCGGTCGTCCTCGAGCCAGTCCGTGCGGATCTGCTTAATGCCAAACACCGACATCATGCCGGCATCGACCATCAGATTGTACAGCTCGTTAAGCGCAATGTTGTGACGAGTAGCTCCGTCCATCGGAGAGCGATGCCATACCGAGAACGGAACACGAGTGATCGGTGCCACCACGAACGGACTCTTGCCGTGCCAGAACGGATTCGGCTTCGGGGGAGCGATCAGGACCGTGTCATTTGCAATGGTCCAGGTCACGTTCTCATACAGCTTCTTTCCAGTCGTGGGCTCGATGATGTCGCCCCAGCACTCGGTAAGTTTGATACGAACGCGGTAGTCCGAATAGGTGCGCGACTGGTCCGTCTCGCGGTCCTTGTCAGCCCATGCCTCGTCATACTCATCAAATGCGAATCCGGTCAGACTCTCGACCTTGTCCTTGTCATAGATGGCGTCCTCGCCTTCGGAAAGCTTCAGAACCTCGGACTTATCCACCCACATGGTCTGGCACTGATAGAGCCCGGCTCCACTCGGATCGGGATAGAAGTCCTCGGGACGAATCAGCTCAACATAAAGCTGCCAGACATCCTTCTCGATCTTAAAAAGCTTCGACTTGTTGTCGATGAGCTGAGTGAAGAACCGCGGCTTCTTGACCGACTTGCCATGAACCTTGGCAATCATCAGCGAGCCAAGAGCACCAGTCTTGATAGCATCACCAACAAAAGTAACAAACCCTGTCTTCTCGAGCTGACGAAGGAGAAGCCAATAGATCTCAGTAGGGTCGATCCGCTGCGACTTAATCCCGGGCTGCTTCTCGACATTGAACCAGTGGCCGATGTCCACAAGACCCTGAGACACAAAGCTCGACATCTGCTCGACAGCCATCTGCTGCTTCGGCAGGAACTCCTGAGACTGCCCAGGACGCTTGTGAGAGTAGTCCTGGCGGTGGTGGAAAATGTCATAATTCAGCCGATTCAGCCGAATGCGCTCGCGACGAGCCTCATACGCCTCGCGGATGTAGTTCTGAGTAGTCCTGACAACAATCGACTCATCGTCGATCGTGTTTGAATTGATATCCTTTTGGTCCATTTTCCACCTTCTTCTCTTGGTACTTGGAGTATTTCAGCTCAGGAATTCCAAGTTTTCCAGTCTTAGTTTTAGTCCTATAGAAACCACCGGCAGCATACTGGAGCGCATCATGAGGATGGGAATGCTCATCCTTCAATGGCCTGATCTTTGACGGCTCCATCTCGAAATGCTTGTCATTGTACCGATAGCCGCCCATGAATCCACGCACAATGGTTGGAGCCTCGCCTTTTACGACCTGGAAGCATGGACCGTCCTTGTTCTGGCGCAATAGGAGGTTCTCTACGGCCTGTCTGCGCTCTTCCCATAGCATTGGCCCTGGCATGGGCTTAAAGCCCTTCTTGGCCCAAACTGAGGCGTATGTGCGCTCATCCACATCCCGCCTGCTGAATCCGGCAGGATCCATGAATACAAGGTACTTGGATGAATAGTCATGCCACTCAGGAAAGCTGACAGACAGCTCGGAGCAGACCTTTTCAACGAATCGCTCGGCCCCCATGTTCACCCCAAGGATCTCCTTGAGGATAACAAACCTGTCCCCCTGCACCTGACAGACGATACAGGCTGCATTTAGACCTTGGTCAATGCCAAGGATCAATGGGAGCCCAAGCTCGGGAGATGCATGCTCTACGCAGTGCAGCCGTTCGGAGAAGTCTGGGAATACGGGTTTCCCGTGGAAGGTGTCCCATTGAAGGTTGTACTCCTGATTGAACTTGGCACTGCTCATCGAGGAACGGATGTTTTCGAGCCAGTTCGGATCGCGCTTCTTTGGGTCGGCGCTGTAGTGAAGCTGAAAGACAACAAACTTGTTGCTGGGGTTCTGCCACACCTCGACTCCCTCCATCGGGAATCGGTCGAGAGGGAAGTGTTCGGGCTGCGAGATGCGCCTGTGCCCATCGTCCAGCTGGTCAAATACGATGTTCTTAAAGAATCCTGGGGCAGGTGAGGAGATCAGGGTAAGCCTTCCACCACCTTCGATGGTCGGGACGGCTGAGGAATAGGCTTCCTCCGCATTCTCCCAGAAGGCCGCCTCGTCGAATAGCAGCCCCGAGAAGGTGAACTGACGGAGCTGGTCCGCGCCCGACGGGAATCCCAACAGACGAGAACCAGTCTCCTTAAATGCCAGTTCACCGAATTTGCAGCTCCAAGCAGGAAACAGCTCCTTTGGACAGTAGGAAAAGTCTAAGTTCTCCAAAATGAACTTCGATCGCTCGATCAACTCGTGCGAATCGGTTTCCTTCTTAGACACAAACGCTTGTTGACGACCTACATTGAACAGGGTGTCCCAGGTATACAGAAGAATGTTCGTCCAAGACATCATCATACGACGCGACTTGGGCACAGCGACTTTGGGAAACTTCTGCCAAATCCGCATGTACAGCTTCTGATACTGAAGGTTGGCAGGGAAACGCTTGATCGGGTTGATGCGGTCAACCTCGTCCTTGGTGAACACCATCTTAGTGGCGAACTCCCAAGGGTCGCGTTTCATTGCCTTGAAGCGTTCTAGGTAGATATCAGCGTTCATGCTGCTTAATTAGCAAGCCTTCTTCATCTTCTTGCCGCCCTTCTTGGCAGCTTTCTTTGCAGTTTTCTTAGCCATGGTAATATTCTCCTTTCTTTTAGAATCGGCCCGTCATGACGGTGCCAACCTTGGAATTCAAGGTTCCAGAACCAGCACTGCTCGTCCAAACAAGGCGAACAAACTGGTAAGGATTTGCATTTACTTTATAGATCGTCGTCCCGTTTGCGGTGATGCTTCCGGTAAGACCGCTGATATCTGCCCAGTTGGTCCCATCCACAGATCCTTGGAGCTTCAGGGTTCCGTTAAGGGCTGAGGCAGAGGTAACAACACTCGAAACAGCCACATCATGGAATCCGCCCACATTGAACGAGGTTCCGTTGAAGCTACCAGACATATCACCAGCTACATCGAGCGGCGAAACAGCATACGATGCCATATTAGATCTCCTTTGGTTTTGGGTACTTCAGTTTGGTTAAACGACGCCTGCGGATAACGACCTGAAGTTTCGTCTTATCCCCACACTCTGCATCTGCCAGAGCTTCGATGATCTCCTCCCATGAGGGATACTCTCGAATCCTGTCTTCGATACATTTCTTGAGATCTTTAATGTACTTCTCGCGGGCCTCGTCAGTGACAGGCTCCTTACCGGTTGAGGTAATCTGGATCTTCGGAGTCTCGATTACCTTGGTCTTCTTCGAGAACAGTGCCTTTAGCTTAAACCAGATAGCAGCCATATTAGTTCTGTAGATTGGTTGTGCTGATGGTTGCGACGATCTCTCCGGTGCCAGATACGCGCTTGAAAGTCGCCTTGATGTACCGGTAGGCAAAGTCCGTCACCGAGATAAGGTAGACGTTTGGGGATGTGATCGTAAGTTGGCTGTCTGGGACATCGACATAGTTTAGATCGTCAATAGATGCCTGGAGCTTGAAAGTTCCTGCCAGGGTGCCAGTCAGGTTGTATTGGAATGCGAACCTATCGAACATCCCGACATTGAACGGGGTGCTCGTGTAGTCCGCAGAGATCGTCCCCGATGAGAACCACGGGCTTACTACGCTAAAGTTACCAGCCATGACCTGACTCTGAACTCAACTTTCTACACGGTCAACAAGTATTACGTCAGTGCCGCCGTGAGTTGCTGCCCGTTGGTTGCCACTGTTGAAGCATCCTTCAGCCGCTCACCCATGCTTCCAGAGGTCGTCGCAGAGGAAGTCTGGTAGTCCCAGACGGCCTGTCCAATGGTCGTCAAACTTCCCTGACGAACGACGCGAGGGAACAACTGAACCGATCCGTTAGCTTCATCGACAGGATTCAGTGTCGTATTGGGGCCGTAAAAAACGATCATGTCGATCATCGCGTTGGTGTCCGTTGCGTTCCACCTTCGCAGTTTGAAGTTATTCAGGATAATCGAGTCGGTCCCGTTAAACTGAAGAACCTCTGGATATTGCACTCCGGTCGTCGTGGCTTCCCACGCCGCGATGTAGTCATATAAGTCCTCACCGACCACCAGCGCGTTTGAAATGTCCACGCGAGAGCTTGCAGGGACGATGTTGATGTTTCCCGTGGTGGTCCCCGGACCCCTGCCGTAAACGGCCACCCCGTTGATGTCCACGACCTGCACCTGTGCTGCCGGGATAGACCCGTTTTGGTAGGTTAGCGAACCAGAGTACTGAAGCGGCGTGTATCCCGCCTTCCGCACTCGAACGATATAGTTCTTGGTTCCCCCGTAGGTCGTGAAAACCACATTGAAGTTAACCGTTGCGCCTGTGGATGTGGCCGTTGACCATGTGCTACCGCCATCGAGTGACAGGCCGAGCACGCTTCCGGTGAGAGATCCGGTTACTGCCAAGACGAAAGTATGTGAAAGAGCCACTGTTCCGTTCACCGTATCCACTGGCGACAGAGCGGGATTTGGCCCGTACAGCACGAATACAGAAATAGCGGCGTTTGTATCAGTGACGAGTTTCCTACGCAGCTTCCAAGTGTTTTCAACCGTAACATCGAACCCGCCAGCAAGGCCCGGAGAAGAGATCGGCCAAGCGTATTTAATGCCAGTTGTATTTACGGCGTTATTGACGACCGTGTCGTAAAGGTCCGCGCCACTGACGCTCCCGTTCCCAATATCTACCCGAAGTGCCGCGTAGTCTAGTGACACCAGTGCGCTGGTCGTTCCGTTTCCGTATACAGGAGTTCCGTTGGCATCGAGTGTTTGCACCTGATCGACTCGAATACTGACGCCAACCTCTCCAATCTGAACCACGTCGTCTTTTACTGTCCCGCTAACTTCGATTGGGTCATAGCCAGCTTTTCTTACACGCAATTTGTAGCTGATCGTGTTTCCCAAAAAATCCGAATTCACGGGCAAAGTGACTGTGCTTGCCGCCGCAGTAGTGATCTGACTCCAAGTCGTGCCACCATCCTGCGACAGAGCCACGGTCGATCCAGCTAGCACGTTCGTCACCTCAAAATTGAACGTGCCAGTAGCCGGAGTATATGCCGTGTCCCAAGTGATCGGGATACGCAAGAGGGTCACAGTCCTCGCCGATACCGTGGTCGTGGCCGTTGCGCGGATCTGCATATTGATGCCGACGCTCGTCGAGTAACCAGTCAAAGCTGCGCGTGCGCTCTCAAGGTTCGTCAGGGTCAACGATTGCCATGCGAGCGCGGTCAGGCTATCGCCCCAGTTGCACATCCTGAACTCGTAGTTGACGCCGTTGAACGCTCCAGCGGTAACAGTTCCCGACGTATTGCCGATGATCGTGATCGACCCGCCCGTGTTGAAGCTGCTGATGCCCTTCTGCGAGTACTGATTACCAATCGTAACTTGGTCACCAGTTGTCGTGATCGCAAGTGCTCCAGTCGCGTTTAAGTATGCGGTAGCACTAAGACCAGAGTACGTTCCAGTGTACTGGTCCTCCGGCCATAGTGGCCCGAAACACAGGTATCCGGCAGAGCCAGAACCCGTTCCATCAGTCATGACCGTTAAAGGGTTAATGTCTAGGTTAAATACGGTTGATGTTGAGTTTACCTGCGGTCCAAAAACAATGTCGCGGTATCCACGATATGCCTGTCTGAGTCCTGTCGCAGTAGTTAAAATTGTGGCGTTATATTGGTCGCTTGTTATTTTGACCAACCGTTGACCCGGATTTGAGGCATTTGGGTCGATTGGACTTGCGTTGTCTCGACAGTTTATAAAATCAAAATAGGCAAACGTGTTGTCGCGTCCTGTGTCAGCAAAAAATGAAGGGTTAGTACCGCCAGAGTTTCTGAAATTAAATGTTGGATAACCCTTGTTCGTGAAGATGTTATTTTTTGTCGTCAGGCCGCTAATGATCAAACCATTATTGCTCCTTCCAACGGGGATAGCTTCAAGATTTTGAAATCCCCTGAAAATACAATTCGTGACGTTCGATTGAAGGTTCGTGGCTCCTGTTCCAGCCAAGGAAACATAAGACGGTGAGCACCCGCCGGAAACATAAATATCCTTAAACACACAGTTGTCGATGTAGTTAAGAACGTTTGATCCGGTCGATTTTATGTTTGAAACAGTGCATGGTCCTATCGTGTTAATACTAATTCCCGACGAGCTTCCTGTGTAAGACGTTTTTACATATAAGACTTTTACGTTTGTAATCTCTGAAACAGTCAAACAATTTTGAATTGTTAGTGCAACGCTTCCGCCAGCATTTGTGCTGTAGTCGTTGGAGTACAGGATCAAAAAATTCTTAAAGGTGAACGTGCCGCCTACTGACTGAACTATGGGTTTGTTTATGTTGGTGTCGCCGATGTTTCTGAAATCCTGAGTAAATGAAAAGTTGTCAAATAAAACGTCACCCTGAATTCCTGTGGCGTTTGGAAACATCAGCGTTTCAGTGCAGCCAACATTGGTGAATGTAAGCTGCTTTGACCCAACGAGTCCGACACTAGAAACGAGTGGAGACACCGAAAAATTTAATCCAAACATCACCTTATCGGCGGTTAGTTTTCCTCCTGCTTGCAAATCGAAAAAGTTCAAGCCGTTTTGAAGTGCCGCGTGAGGAATGAAATACACAGTGCTTCCGATAGGAAACGTCTGCGCTTCACTGTTGAACGCCCCGCGCGTCATCCCGGTTGCGCTTACAACGCTTGCGGAAATCGTCGTATAGCCGATCCGCTCGCCCTTTCCTGTTGCAGGGTCGTAGACCAGAAGTGACCCTGCAATGCTGTTGTTGGCAGTCCACTGGGTCATA